CTCTCCACCACGTGAAAGGCAAGGCTGCAAAAGCCATAGGTGTCATATGTAATTCTCCACCTGTTTCTTGTCTTACCATCCATGGATCAACAACTGCACCCCATAGGCATGCTTCTGGAGCTAGACCCATACTCCAATCAAATGTGTCAAGCCAAGCTTCTCGTCCAGCAACATATGACAATTCCAATTCATCTTCACTAGACAAACCAAAAGCACGGGGGTCTATTGTTAGTTCTTGTTTAGCATCTGTAATGACACAGAATTATCCATACCTTCACCTCGAAGCTCATCATATTCCCCCTTCTGCTCAGATTCATGACCTGGAACCATATCTAGGAATCGAACAGTTTGTTGTGAATGGTCAGCACCAGTGGGGGACTCTGCTGAATGTGGTTTCGTGCAATCCTGCACTAGGTTTTCTAAAAACTTTAAATTACAAAGATCATCTCTCAGACTTCGCGGAGATGAAAAACGCCAATTTGTGTTAGGTTAATAATTGTTTTGTGCAAAATTTGTACAGTAATTACACGATTTGTTTTGCTTTCCGCCTTTGTACAATTGGTAACCAGAAAGACTTAAGTTGGTTCATAATGTTTCTTCCATATCTCTACTCGTTTATCAAAATCAATATCGAGAACAGATAGTGGCAGATTTGCGCGTGAACTAGAGCAAACCTCTTTTAATTGTGAACGTCGTAATTCATAGACTTCACGTCCATGTCCAAACCACTCATGGAGAGCTGTTTCAATACATGAAGTCATTTGTTGAACATGTGTGACGCTTCGGGATTTCACATTACAATGGAGAGATTTGAAAATAGACATCTCATCCAAACACCCTATTTTGTGTCCGATTTCAGGTATAAATTTTGATTTTCTCTTCAAAAAATCAACATCTTCAATCTTCAGGAATTCTACACTGTCTGTACTTTTGTCAGGTAGTGTGATTTTTACTCCATGAAGGGCTAAAAAGCGTTGATACACCATAAAATTGAATCGTTTTTGGTAGACAGGTTTTATTGAACCAGTAAAATCATCACCATAAGTTAAAGCAGCACACACATCTCTACTGTTTATCACTTCTGGTAAAGCATGAAAAAGTCCAAGTCTCAAATAGATTGATCCTACAATACTATTGATAATAACTGTCATATTGTTCCCTGATGTGTTCATGTTGAAAGCCATTAGCAAAACCCCATTATAATCCACAAGTGGATGAATGATATCGAAGATCATCATCTTCATTATGTGAAGATCATCTTTAGGGTATTTCGCTGTTTCTGCCAATTCAATTAAACACGTCCACGCAGCCAAAGTCACCTGTGCTGACATACGCACGTCATATTTAGAATAGTCCCATCCCAAAACCTCTTTGTCATCGTACTTGTAAGCATGGGCCATCATTTCTTCCCAATCAGTTGAGAAACTATTTAGACCAACTGCACATTCCGATATCAAAGAATTCTGGCAAATAAAACGAGAAATTGGCAAGAAATACTTCCTTATAGCTATACTCAGCGCCACTGGTGCGGCTTGAAAAACACGCACCTTGTCTGAAGTAAGCTTAGTAGGTTCATCTTTTAGTGTAGCAGCACATACTGGATATGCTCTTTCTCCCTTTTGCCAACAAGACATCATTCTGTCAAATTCCTGTTGAACGGATGGATCAGGTATACGATCTACAAGCTTGTGATCAACGATTACATCCTCAAAGAATGGTCTTTTCTTTTTATACAACGGGAAACCCATCCCTGTACTCATGGGCAATGGATCCAGAAACTTCTTTCCTTCCACACCTATGATTGCTTCACTGAATGTTAGTGGTGCAATGGATGTTCTAGTAGCCAAATCTCGCAAAGGTTTTATCCAGTCAATTCTTGCTTTCTCAACATCTGATGGTTTAAACATTGAAGGTGCATCAACCATATGCACAAGCGTTGCATTAAATGCTTTCCAATTTGGGTCTAATTTAGGTGCTCCCCATTGATTTTCAACCCCACAAATTTCCTCAATGTGAGGTGAAAGTTCTGATCGAACAACCTCTGATCGCTGTTGTGTTCGCAATCGAGTGCTCCCAAGAACATCAATAAAATCACCAGATTCAAGATTTGCAGCTTTACAATGTGGATAAATACGTTCCGTTTCAATGATAACGCGTCCATATTGTTCAGGTAAATCCGTTGGTTGTGCTGGGATATGAACCCCAGGTTGTTTTGCTAATCTTTCCAAAGCTGCATTAAGTTTTCCCAAAGTTATCGTCTGACACACTCCATGTCCTTTAGTTTCAATTCCACCTATATGAAAGCCTAATATATGAGGTTCGGCTGTTTCTGATATAATCAGACCCATACATGAACCCACTATTGACAAAGGTGAATTATACTCTCCCCCAGGAAAACTTTTATAACAATGACCAACAGAAGGTTTAAAATCCACCTCTATTCGATCAGTAGTCATTTCAACGCCATCTTTAACAAGTAAGGCACACACGCTCTTGCCAGTGCATGTTGATTCAGGAAACCACTTTGATCGATCCCGAAAATCAGGACAATTTGGAACGAATCCATAACAACAATCAGACACAGGATCATCATATGACACAGTTTCATCCAAAATGAAGGTGAAAAAACCTCCAGCATTTAGTGATCTGGTCACTGTAATTTTCAATGTCGATGATTTTTTCCCATCCATGTTCGATTGATAATACCAATTGTGTGTAGGAAACATTATTATGCCCTTCTTTGGAAAGAAGACATTACATCGTGTTCGCGTTCCGTCATCACGTACAAAATCTGCAAAGAAAAGACTATTCTTTTTGAAAGTCTCAACAGCGTGTTTGGAAACAGCTCCAAGATTTTTTGTGTTTTTCTTGAAAGTCAAGCGCGAAGATGTAAACATTTGAAACCAACTACCACTACTATCTGAATTCATGGTTTGTGGTTTAATGTTCTGAATGCGGGCTTTGTTCCACATTTGCATAGCTTTCAAGCCACATAACAACAAAGCAATTGCACAAGCTCCCTGAATCACAGGGGAATCACGAACTTCTCTC